TTCACCATCAATGAATACAAAATATTGAGAATTAGGTTTAGAGTTTCTAGCATCAATATTAATTACCTCATCTTTAATGTAAGGTATGTATGACATGTCAACAACTTTGTCACCATAGTTTTGTGAGTTAGTTGTTGTGGTCACAGAAGTTCTTGTACCACCTCTTGTTCTGTTTCCTGTTTCAGTAGTAGTCACAGATTGGAAAGTATTAGTAGTTTGGAACTGACCAGATCTAGTGGTAGTAGAGAATGCTCCTCCAGCTTGACTTGAAGAACCAGTCCAGTTATCTGCCCACTCATTCCATTCAGTACCAGTGACTCCAGTTTGTTCAGCTAAGAATCTAATAGCATCTGAGTTATTATCATCTTGCACTGTAAGGTCTGGTCTTCTATCTACATCTTTCCAGATACTTGACTCTGGGAATAAGTTTACTTCAACTTTGTAAGCACCAATCTTATATGGGTTTACATCAAGAGCTCTAGTAGCATTTGGATTGCTTACCATACTTGTCTCAGTATATGGCAGTGTTATTAGATCTCCAGTTTTAGTATATCCTCTTGTTGCTCTTTGAGTAGTGTTTGAAATATTTTCTATAACTGTTAATACATCTGTAAAGTGAGCAGGTCGTAGTGTTCTATTTTTCTTATCTATAGAAACATTATAATCTTCCGACTTAACATTACCCACACCATGACCAGTAAAGTCATCAACTACAAATCCATTTTTAAATCTATCTAATCCAGTAGCAGCATCTTTAATTGCTGTTGACTTAGTATCTTTTTCTAGTAGTGATAATGAAGTATAGTATTCTAAATTTTTAATTCTACTTTCAAGAGCACCAATGTCTCTCATAGTATATCTTCTATTATCTCTTTGATAAACTTTTACATCTTGAACTTTTTTAGTGTATGGTGGAATTTTCATAGTAGCAAGTACCAATCCTTGTTTAGGATCTTCTGGTTCTTGCGGAGTTTCAGCAGGTTGTCCTGCTACTATTTGAATATTGCCTTTACTTGATATTGAAACTTTATCCCATCTACCAACATAGAATGCAACTGGTGTTGTTAAGTCTGTACCAATCTTAGGTATCTCAGGAGAAAATGTATTAGAGCCTGAAATAACTGGACGATAATCTACAGTATCATGTAAATCAATAGTTGTAGTATTTCCTGATTCGTCTTGGTATTCGAAACTTGGAATATCTGCATAGTCAATTGCTGAGTAAGAATCAACTGAGAAGAAGTTTCCTGAACCAGTATAAGCAAAATATCTATAAGTGACTTTTATTGCTCCAGTAGGAACTGGTGCACCAGACTTTAATCTTAGTCTTGCTTTTTGATAGTGAGTTAATCTTTGTCCTGAATCTAATTCGTAGTTTGCTGTAATATCTACAGCTGTCACATCAGAGTGAGCAGTAAAGTTTCCTGGAACCATAGTCACTGATGTAATATCAATACCATCAGCATAAGATAATTCTATTTCAGGTTTCACAACATTTGTTTTTCCAGTAAATACTTCAGCAGATGTAGATCGTACTTTTGTTTTTTCAGTTGCTGCAGCATTTACTTGAAGAACTGAAGTGTATAATGTACAGGATGTACCATTTGTTCCTGCAGCAATCGTCACTTCTTTTCTATTAGCATCATCATCGAAAGTAATATCAGCAGCAGATATATTAATTACTGCTCCAGTATCATTTCTGATTAATGTATAGTTAGATAATTCTGTATCAGATAAGAAAGTTTCATTAACATTACTTAATGTCATAACGAAATCTCCACTACCTGTGGTTGTATTAGTATTCACTCGTCTTACAGTATGAATAGTTTGTTCTAATGTATCAGTAGCATTACTTGAGTCAAAACCTTTTAATGATTTTGTAAATTGGAATCCTGTTGGGTATAGTAGTGAATTATATTGTGGCTCTTTTAATTGAGCACGACCTAGAGATATTGATACTCCAGTTAATCCAGTATTATCTGAGTTAGATGGTCTTTGTACTGTAGCAGATATTTGACTTGCAATAGCTGTCACGAAACCAACAGTTTGTCCAGAGTGTACTATTGCGTCTCCAACTTTTAATTCGTTTTGAAATAATGTACCAACACCAGTCATAGTAGCAGCAGTTCCACCACTTTGTGCTGGTAGTGATATAGATCCTGATAAATTAATTGGATCACTATCTGCACTAGGATCTACTTCTGCGTAGAAATCTGCAGTACCTGTTATTGCTCCATTACTTGAACTAGCAATCCAAGTGACATCACGAGCGAACGATTTTCCTTCGTTCATTGAAACATTAAATAAACTTGTTTTAAATGTTGGTGAAGAATATGAACCATTATGTAATTGGAAACTTCTAATGAAAGCAGTACCAACTAATCCTGAATAAGATGAGAGTGCACTTGTTGGTGCACTATAAGCTGATACACCTGAACTTAACCATGCAGCTCCACTAGTATCAAATAAAAATACTTTTTCAAAACTATTTACAGCTGGTGCTTTACTAATATTTCTAGCAATAAAGTAATTACCTATTGAAGTTCCTACAGGCTGACTTGCTTCTCTTATAACTGAATTGTTTTCGCTTGTAGTTCCACCAACAGTAGTTGGTCTAGATTTATCAACAGCATAATAAGTTGTTTGAGTTGCCTCAACTTCGAATCCTTCAACATATGCTTTTCCAGGATCTACTACAACAGCAAACTTATCTGTATCGCCATAAGTAGCAGTAGCATCATAAGATGATGATGTAGTTCCAGGAGATGCTTGATAAACACCTACCCCAGATCCATCATCTAAATGTTCTTTGATTGATAATTTGAATTTGTTTGTTTCGTAAGAACCTGACTCATCAAAAGTTCTTCGTGCTAAAGTTTTTTCTAACTCAGCATAACTTGCTCTTTCAACTTTTTGTTGAATGATACCATCTTTAACTCTAATCAACTCAACAAATTTAATTGAGTCAGTACCAGTTAGTGGAAGTCTTTTTAATCCTAATGATATTTTATATCTATGAGCTCCAGGTGCAGCAAAGTTATTTGTGCCTTGGGCATTATCGTTAAGAGTAGTATCTTCCTCTGGAGTCACTACATCTTCTGTGACTTCAAATCCTACTCTATTAGATGGGGTTGTATCAAATCTTGATATGTATAAATGGATCTCAGCATTTTGTACAAAGAATCCATCTATGTAATAAATTCCTTCTCGTACTTCTACTCTATATGATTTACCAAGTACATCAGTTGATGCGTTCTCTGTATAAGTTGTACCAACATTACCATTGTCACCAAACGATTTGATTGTGACTTTAATGTCAGTTGCTTGGTTAGCAGTAAGTCTGAAGTTTGTAGTTGTACTATTATCAACAGCAGTTGCAACGATCTCTTCACCAGCAACAAACTTTTTAGTCGTTCCTGATGTACCAGAATCCAACATAGTAAAGTGAAGCGATGGTATCGTACTATCGCCAGCTACCATACAAGAACATTCTGAAGTATCTTCTACTAGAGCTTTCGCTCCAGAAGTTTGACCAGTAATTATTTTATCTTTAAATTGAGTTAGATAGGTTGTGACAGCATCTCCATCTTGTAAGTCATTCAATTTCATGAAGTTTACTTCACTGTTCACATTAACAGATCCAGGAATAACCATACTTCCATTTTCGAAAATATGGTTTCCAAATCTTGAGACCTGTCGTTGTAAGATTGTTTGAAGAGTAGTTAGCTCTCTTGCTTGTACTGAATATCCAGGACGAAATAGTACACGCAAGAAATCTTTACTAGTATCATAATCATCGTAGTATGGACTTACATTGAAATTTATTGTCATCTATCTTTTCTCTTTTTAGTTAGTGATTGAAGTTGTAGTCATATAGACTACTTATAATTACATCTCAACGATGATTTTTATATCTTCTATCTGGTCGCTTGCTCTGTTAATCGGTCTACGATTTTCTACATATAACATATCTCCACTATCAGGTTGAACTTCTGGGTTGTTTAAAGTAGCACTTGTGAAAGTAATACCTGTTGCCGAACCAGCAGCATCATTCATTGTGACAGTTTCTGCAGACTGAAAGTTTACTCCAGTTGGATTATCAGTAGCAGTTTGGATATATCTAATTGTAGATGTACCTGTGTCAATAGAAATAATTCTACCAACAGCATTAGAAGTACCACCAGCAAAAGTTCTATCAACAACTAACGATCCACCAGAGAGTGAAGTGAAAGTCATAGATTTAGTTGAACTCAATGTAGTAGCAGTAGCAGTCACAGTTCCACCAAAGTTGTATGGATCTCTAACTAATGTAATTCTTCTGTAATCGTTATCAACTGGAAAGTCTCCAGTACCATCTGCATATTCTAAACGAACATTCATCATGGCATAGAAAGCACCTAACTCTTCTTCAGCATTCGCACCATGTCCACCTTTTGGTGATATGATTGCAGATGCAGCAGCAGCAGATCCGCCACCACCTGAAAAAGAAACATTAGCAAAAGTATAACCAGAACCACCATTAGTCACAGTAATACCTGTGACAGTATTTGTACCACTATCATAAACTGCATCAGCAGCAGCACTTGAACCATCACCAGTAATTGCGACAGTTGGTGCACTTGAATAAGATGTACCATTGTTAGTCACAGTGATATGTTCAATCTTACCATCAACTGCAGCTTGCTCAACTAGATATTGATTGTAGTAAGGATCAGTAGATCCTGGATTGGTTATTACTTTTTTTGCAGGTACAAAGTCTGTAGATACAAACTTTAATACATCAGCAGGTGATACAGTGTACATATATTTCCATCTGTACGAATCAGCTGTAGATATAATAGTTGTACCAGTTCCTGTTGGTTTTGTGGTGCTTTGTCCACCATTGTTGTTGTCTATGCACTTATAAACATTATACTCGTCTGTCACAACAAAGAAGTTAGCACTGAAAAGAGAAGTTGGTGTAGTACCTGCTCCACTGTCAATGTTTACTCCAGCTGTCACACCATTGTAATTATCTTTATAGATGTCATAGTATTTGCCCGAAGTCCAGTTTCGTCTAGGAATCGCTAGAGTGACATCAGATGATTGAACTCTTTTCAAAGCAATCATGTCATCCCAACGATAGTACTCGCCAGAGACTGTATCTTTCGGAGTATCAGGGGAGTTGTCATCAGTCCATGCCTGTGGACGACCTATCCCCAAGTAGATGTTCGTTGCAGCAGATTCGGAAAAACCTTCCTGAAACGATTGCGCATTGTGAATGCGAAATTTACTTGTTATAATTGCAGCCATAGCTGTATTCTCCTGGATTAGTTAATTAAAATTATGTTAATAAATCCCACTTCAAGGTCGACGAATCGAAATTGTAAAGGGTTGTATCAAATTCTACACTGTCCGCATCAAAAGTGAATGCGATATCATCAAAGGTAAATGCAGGATCCTGTGTAGAGAATCTCAAACCTGATGCTGGTTGTTTAAATATACCAATCTCAGATTCGATCGCATAAGAAACTTGTGTATATGGACTATTTATAATACTTGCAACTGTGACTTCAGAAAAATCTTTAATTTGTGTATTTCCATACTGTGAATAGTATCCTGAGTTTGGTTCTGGGTAAGTCAAACGAGGATCATCTTCAAGTCCATTAGTAGTAAAGGCAGGTGTGCCAGTGCTATTAGAATATTTAGTACCTGCTAAAGAGGGTTTAAAAGTGAACTTGTATCTATCAAGGTCTATTAAATTAAACCCAGCTCGTCTTACCGAGCCATCAAATGGTGATGAACTTCTAATTGGTAGCTGTACTATCGGAGCTCTAGCAGGTCTTTGCATATCATAAGCAACTCTATTAGCAATTTCTAATCTCTCATCATGTTCAACAGCTAGAGGAGATAGTTCTAATAGGTTTACTTCTGCTGGTGTTAAGTTAGGGAACTCTATCTCACTAACAAAGTCAGAAGTTTGTATTCTTAAGTTGAGTACAGTATCAACTAGTGCTTCTAGATTAATTGTAAATATTTGTTTTGCTAAGTCAGGTCTATGTTCATTAGAAGTATCAGGTCTGTATGCACCAATGGCTTTTAACTTTCCATCAACAAGCATCTTAATTAGTAAGTCTACAACATACCTTTTCTTTTGTAGGTCATTAATATTACCCATGACTGCAGCAAGAATAGTTTGTATCTGTACTTCTCCAAATAATGCTAATCCTATTGGGTGTAATAATTTTTTAACAGCATCTCTGTACTGGTCAATCGACTGACCAACCTGAACAACATATGAGAAGTCTTGATAGAATCTAGAGTCTTGAATTTTTTTAGATGACTCTGAAATAAATCCATCGGCAGTTAAGTATCCACCCAAGCCAGTACCTGAAGCACCAACTGATGTTGTAATGTTAGGATAGTTAATATCAACAATCTCACCACTACCACCTGACGATGAAGTCACAGTATTATTATCTGCGAAGAAACCTGAAGACTCTTGAACGAAAGTATCTCTAGTTTCAGTTATCATTCTTCCACTTCCATCTTCAAGTGCGTATGGTAAAAATACATTTGGGTTATCTACTTTTAATACTTGTTTATTCGTATCAAATATATTTACTGTTCCTGTACATATTTGTTGGTTCTCTACTAACATGTCATCACCTGTTTCTAATTTAATTCCACCTGAACCATCTTCTATTGAAAGTGATTGCGCACTTAGTGTGACTGTGTCTCCCTGATTAAATGAACCTGTAATATTTTGTAGAACAGCAATAGCTGGAACCGAAGCGATTGGTGGAACTTTATAGTCAATACCAAATCTAGATAATTCTATCTTTCTTAATTTACCAATCGTTGTTGAAGTAGCAACAACTTTACCACCTGCTCTATTTCCAGTTGTAGGTAAACTTAGAGAAGGAAGTCTATCGTAAAAAGCTCCAGGAGTTAAAACTGTAATTGATTTGATTGCTCCCTCATCAGATGCTTCTTGTAAATCTATATCAAAATTATTTTCTTGTAGTAGTGTTCCTCCACCACCTGCGTTTCCTGACTCTAGTGATACTGAGTCTCTATCAATATTAGTAATAGAAGCACGAGCAGATAATTGTGCGTTAGATCCAGGTCCACCTGTTCCTGTATTGTTAAAAATTATTTCGTCATTTATTTTATAACCAGATCCTGCAGTTTCAATAGTCACTCCAGTAATACCACCAGAGTCAATCTCAGTTATCTCACCTCTTGCTTCACTTCCTGTTGGTGATACAATTGTAATTAAATCTCCAATATCATAATACGATCCACCTTGCTGAACATTAAATCCTGTAATAATTGAAACAACAGTTGCAGTAATTACATTTTGAGTTGATGGTGCAGTTGCTGTTATAGTTCTAACTATAACTTCATCCTCAGATAAAAATGTTCCAGTAAATGATTCGTCATCTATTGTTAAATCTGTGACAGTCTTAGAACCTATTTGAGTTGATACTGCATTCTCAACGAAAGCTGTGACAGTTCTAAATGTACCATCACCCACTGGTTGTGTTTGAGATATAGTAGCACCAATTAATTCTAATGGCGAACCACCTGTTGCATCAGTGACACGAATAACTGTATCAGCTGACCAAGTTCCTGACGATGGTCTTAGTAGTGCTGTCTTTGGAAAAAATAATTCTGCGTCTTCATTAAATAGAATACGAAATAAAAATTTGTAAGATTGTTCTGTACCTTTAGATCTATAGATATCTTGAATTCTTTTTGCTAGTAATCTTTTATCAGTAAGTACACCTTGTGGTATAGGTTGCATAATCTCACTTTTAAAATGGTCAATAAACATATCAACTGTTGTATCAATGTCACGAATGTCTTCTAATTGAGATTGTGGCAAGTAAGTACCTTGCATCCATTCATAGTATGCTTCAAGGAATGCTTTAAAGTTTGTGCTGTCGTCCGTGATAAAATCAGGTATCTGATTTCCAACTACAGTTGAGACTTTTGCTTTAACAGAACTTGGCATTTATTTTTTTACCTTACTTTTGTGTGTACATAATCAGCAGAAGAAGTTGATTCTCCTGATGCTACTTTATCAGCTATTGCTGAGACAACGATATCTTCATTAGCAATACTTGCTAATTGGTTTCGTACAGAAACTACATCATAAGAAGATGGCTCAATACTAATATTGATTGTTCCATTTGATAATGTAGTTCCACTTATACTTAAATTGTTTAGTGTGATTAATCCAGTTTCATAGTTTACAGTTCCTACAGTTGAAGCACTATAAACTTTTTCATTTCCACCTGTTAAGTAGTAAGTGTAAATATTTCCAAGAGCATCATCCTCTAAGAAGTAAACTAGATTTGAACCACTTAGTGTAAACCCAGTTGAAGATATTGCTACATATGCTCTCAATGACTTTGCGTCATTATAGATTGGGTTGTTAATTGGTAGTGTATAAGTTGTTGCTACATTTAATGTAGGAGTTAAAACTTTTTTAAGATTAATTTGTGTAGAGTTAGAAATTATTGATACATCACTTGCATCAATCTCTTTACTTAATGCAGAGAATCTAAATACAGAATCAAACTTATTTAAGTTTGCTGTATTAAAGTTTTGTACAACAGCATTAGCTTGTGATGCAATAGTTTCTTTTGCTTTACTTGTCACATTTTGATTATAGTAAACTGTTGATTGAACAATTATTCCTAGTGTATCAGGATCTACTATTTCAGGAATAACTGATACAAGATTTTTAGATTTAATAATGTTGTTCGTAATATTTAATTTTGTAGATTCAGTAAGAGTAGTTCCTGACTTTGGCTTAATAGAAATATATGCTTTTCCATAAACTGGTGGATCGTTTTCTTCACCACCCCAAACTGATATCGCATCTACATTATCATAGAGCTGTGGTAGTATGACTTTGTAATCATCTGCAGTCACTGCTCTATTCTGTGCTGCGAAACTTTTTGGTGCATTAAATTTAATTGAGTCAATACTTTCTTGGTCTGCTCCACCACTTGCAGCTGAAGTAGTTGTAATATTTACTGTAGAAGATCCTAGACCTCCACCAGTGTATGTAAATAACTTAGAACCATTTGCAGCAGTTAATGAAGATACACAATATGAAACTTTTACTGTAGCACCATTTGGTGGAGCAAAGCCAACAGCTCCATCACCAAACTCTACCTCATATAATTTATCTTCAACTTCTTTCGTAAAGAATACTCTAGAAGATGGTCCAGCATTTACAATGTTATCAACTAAGGTATAACCCAAGTATGCTGCATTGTTTGGATCTTCTTGAACTGAAACTCCAAGTGAAGTCATATCTGCGTTTGCATTCGCAACAAGATATCTAGTATTACTTGCAGCAGTATAAGTATTCGTCACCATAGTTCCTTCAGTAATTACAACTGCTGGAAATGTATAAGTGTTAGTGCTAGATTTACTAGCAGTGTATGCACTAGTAGTTTGAAAAGTATAAGCTGTTCCATCTACTGTAGATGTAAAGGTAGAAGCAGTTGGTAAAGTAAGTGTGTCAGGATTTCCTGAAACATTTGATACGACAAGTTGTATTGTAGCTGTAGGACATATAGCAGACTTCGGAGTATAACCTAACATCTTTCCAATACTTACAACTGATTCTCTTTTTGCAGCAGAATCTAAAAACATTTCATTTACTGACATGTTATGATACAAAGCATTATAGTGTGTGTTGTATGCAAGTACATCTAACAGAACAGAAATCCCTGCTCCTTCAAAATCAAAATCAGAAAACTGTGATTGTCCTCTAAGGTAATTTTTTAGATTTGTTTTGATACCATCAAAGTCTAACTCAGCAACTTTAATTCTTCTGTTTTGATCTGCCATCTTTTTTTCCTATCTTCCTTGTCCCCTATATTTTTTATAGGAAGCTCGTTTACTTTTATTCATTGTCGACATGCCAATCTTGACTCTTCGACTTCTGCCACCAGTTCCTTGACTCGTGGACTTCTTTGTGCTTGTATGTGATACAAAGCTCTTTGCCATTTTAGCCATTATATAATTCTCCTAAAATTATCTAGTTCGCTCCAATATCAAACTCACATCAATTGGAGTAAATGTATTTCTTATTTTAAATTTTATCTTTACATCTACAGATACATTATCAAGTCTGTAGTTGATTAGAACATCCAGTAGTTCCACTCTTGGTTCAAAGTTCGTAATCGTATCAGTAATAGTCTTACGAAGTATCTCTTTTGTCATAGGAGTAGCTGGTTCAAACAATAGTGAACGAATCGTACTCCCTATTTCAGAATGAAAAGGTCTCTCAAAGTTTTGAGTAAGCACCAAGTTCTTTACTGATTGCTTCACAGCATTCTCGTCATACTTAAATCCTATATCTCCAGTCACTGGATGTGCAGTGAAGTTTAAATCTAAGTCAGAAAATTGTCTAGTATTACTTGGCATACAACTATTTAGTTCTCATTTAATCAGAACTGGTCCCTGGAAGTGTAGATGCCCAAATATTTGTTCCCTGAGTATTACTTGCAAAGGTCGAAGTCCCTGGAGCGAACATCTTAAAGATTAATTCTATCTGATTATTAAACCTAATGTTGTTTGCATAACTCTCAGATCCATCGTTTGTTCTATATGCTGTGTAAGTAGTATAGATCGGATCTCCGTCTCCACCAAACCAGCATAGAATTCCAAGTGGTCCACAGTCTGTTCCTGTTTGTACTCGATAACTGTATTGTTCATAGTAGTCACCATCTTTTATCTTAGCACCACCTGCTCCTCCTGGGATTAGCTGACTTCTACTTGCTCCGCAGTCTATCTTAATATGTACATAGCCACCCAGTGTTTGAGATACTCCTGTTTCAAAAGTCACTCGGCTATCTGTTTGTAAATCTACTCCACCATTTCCTGAACCATCAGGCATTATATCTGTACTCTGCCAAAGCGATCCCCAGTTTACATCCTGATTAAAGAATGTATTATTGTTATTACCAGTAGCAATACTGAATGTTTTCGGATTTACTCCAAAGTATGTAAAGTCTTTTGTTTGAGCTGGGCGAGTATCAACTACACCATTGCGTTTAGTTCTAAAGAACCAGAGGTGCCATGTAGATCCACAGTTGGTAGTATAAGGTTGCCCATTCACATGTTGTTTATTTCCATAGGTAGAATAATTATCATCACCAGCAACAGCAGGAGTCTGAGTGTATGCTCCATATAAATGATAAGGTCCAGTTGCAGCTTGATATGAATAGTCAGTAGCAGGTGTCGTAGAGTAATTATGTGGGAAAGCAACTTGTGATATACCTTTAGAGCCACCTTGGAATGCTGCAGTTGCTACACTGTTATAATTGTAAGTATCAAACTGGTGACCAGTACTTGCCATACTATTTGTCAAGTTAGGTTTATCTCCAGCTGGTTGGTTTCGTATCATCTGTCTTTCATGATTATAGTTTAAGTCCGAAGAGTTTACTGCACCAACTAAGCTATTAATATCTTCATGTATAAATCCCCATACATAACCCATGCCCTCGACATAAACTAGATTCATTCCATTTAAACCCCATGCTTGGTTCTGTCCTATCGTACCTGTGATTGTTCCACCCATAGGAGTATCGCCATAGGCACCAGCATAGGCATAAGGGTATGTGGCTAGATTGCCTGTCGTGTATCCTTGGGGTAATACTGGATCGTTGGCTCTTTGATTATTACTTAATGACACATCTTCAAATCCATAAACACCTGCTGCCTTTAAAGGTCTGGCATAAACGAAAGCACTCTCAGTTTTCACCGAGCTATCTGCGATCGTAAAGTTAAGAGTTGCGGATCCATTGTCAAGTGCTACATTCATAACTTCACTTCCTTCAAGTCGAGTAAAGTCTTCAGCGATTTTAAAATCAAAAGCATCTCCTGCTACTCCACTTCCTAGATCTCTTAAAGTAAAGGTAGAAGAAAAAGGAATCTGATTAATTGTTGTCTGCGTGCCTTGATAGTTGGCTATGTATTCTATGTCTACTTCGTCAAAGTTGCCTTGACCTGCTGATATAGTAAAGGGATAAGTATCGCCAATAATACCAGAGCCGACAGTAAGTTTAAAGTTCCCCACAGTTCCTTCCTGCGGAGTAAGAGTAGTTGTACCAAATAAACTAAAGACTGGGTTGTTAGAAGTATCAGCTACATCAATCGCCAAACTCTCATTCCCAGTAAAGGGTGTTTGCGTTGTGACTGTAATCGTAAAGTTCTCAGTGCCCTCTGTGACTTGGTCATTAGCAAATTCAAATGCTTTAGTTTCCTGAGAGCCAACTACAAAGTTTCCAGTAAGAGGAGAAGAGGTTGCTGCAACTATATCGGCAGCAGTAATACCTGTGACCACATAAGGTACATTCGTGCCAGCTGGTAAATTCTGAGTAAGTAAACTGATGGTAGCAATATCACCCTCGTTGCAAGTATTCCCCACGGATGAAGTTAATATGTAAACAAAGGTCACACCACCTACATCTATATTCGTATCTTCTCCAGCTGTCTCACCACCACCACTGCTGAATACATTCGGACTGCCTTCTGCAACTTGCGTGCAAGTCGGATCGCCGACTCTACCGATTCTTTTATTATTCGCAAAGACAGTAAGGTCACCCTGACTGATAGGTTGAGCATGTCCAGGACAAGGAGTCCCAGGAAGTAAATGCCCTGTGTTTAAATCACCCTCTCGTGATACACCTATGCCATTGGCTTTCACATCGTCACTACCCTGTGCTCGTGTCATTGCCGAGCAATGCGTGACATCTGCGTCGCCTATTCTCGTGACTGCTGGCATCGTAGTTTTAACTCCTCTAGTTTAAATGGAAAGGTTGCGAGATACTCATGGTTATGATTGCCCTCGTCATCCAGCTCCGATGGTTTAAATAAAATAATCTCAATAATATTATCAGGTATCTTAGCATAGTCCCAAAAGATCTTAACCTCTTTCGGATTCTCACTGGTAATCACTTCGAATCTACCCTTCATCAATCTCTCCTCGAATAAACTCAATCATCTCATCGCTGATATCATATACAGTCGGATCGTCCTTACCCTCAAGTGCAGCTAACAGCTTCTGCTTGTCCTCGAGCGAAGCAGACTTATCAATTACCTCTCTCTGCCACCAGCTCTTAAAATGATTTAATGTTGCTTTCATATTGTTTTCCATTGTTCTCTTATCTTGGTTGCACTAATTGCCTGCGTGGCTTC